TTAGGAAAAGCACTCAGCTCCAATTGCTTAAGACTCGCTTATGGCAATGCCACTCTAGGGTGGCTAACTGGAGTCCAAGATCAGATTGCTCTTTTGCCAACCCACGTCTGGGCTACGTGTCTAGCTGCGTGCGGGGGGCTCCCTTTGCCCGACGGTATTGTCCCGGAAGAAGAGCTCGAAGGATTACACGCTGACGACGACCTTACATTTGTAAAGCTCCCTACGACCTTTCCCAGATTCAAGAAGATAACTAATCGTTTCCTATCAGAAAAAGACTTGAACTTCTCAAATTTCTCGGCCCACATCTTTACCGACGTGGTGCGAATAGTAGATGCTGAAATAGGCACCACCCCCATCCAATACGATGCCAAGGGCACGAAGTATGCCCTGGCGTCTCATATGACGTACCGGGCTGGAACGAAGCCTGGCGACAGTGGGGCCATTATAGGTCACGGTGAGTCCTTCAACTCGAAGTTGTTGGGCTTCCATGTCGCAGCAAGCCCAGTTCGCGGGTATGGTCGCCTTATATCAAAGGAAGATATCATCGAGTCGATCGCAGAACTCTTATCAGAAACCGCCGCACAGTCCGGGGAGGCCCCACGTGGGTTGCCCTTCCCAGTAGTGGCCACCGCTAAGTACAACAACTTCTCCAACGGGCGATCGAAGATTAAGCCCGCTCTATTGCATGAAGCGTTCCCTATTACAAAGGGGCGCGCCATCCTTAGACCTGTCGCAGGAGTTGACCCACTAGCTAAAGCTCTAGGCAATTACAATCTGTCTAAGGACGTTGCTCCCACTGAGTGGGTGCCCGCTCGTCAGATCGTGCAGCGCCTAATCCACAGGAAAAGCGAAGCCCGTGTACTGGATGTAGATACAGCGGTAGGAAATTGGCGCGAGTTGGCCTCTATGGACCGAGGAACGTCCTCTGGATACCCCTTCTGCAAACAATACGCGGATTCCACCAAACGGCGATTTTTTGAAGACATTGAAGAGGTAGTCCCTACTCAGGAGTTGCGAGATATTGCACTACAGTGCAAAAACTCCCTCCTTCGAGGAGAGAAACCTGTTTTTGCGGACAACCTGAAAGACGAAACACGTCCCCTCAAGCGATGCAGAGTCTCAGACCCCGACAACATCAAGACCCGCGCTTTTAGCGCTGCTCCCGTTGACTTTGTCGTGGTGTGCCGTCAGTATCTCGGCGCGTGGATCAGCTCTCTTAACGAACACCGCATTTCAAACGGAACCACGGCCGGTATCAACCCTGCCAGCCCTGAATGGTCAATGCTTGCCTCTACCTTAATGGAAAAAGGTCAGAATATGTTCGACGGTGATTGGAGCTCATTTGACGCCTCGCTGCCCGCCACCCTCCTCAGGGAGGTCGGATGGTATGCCGAAGAGTGGTACAAGACCTTTGACCCCGAGTGGAAAGAGGAGGACCTCAATGTGAGAAAAGCCATCTTTGACTCCATTGCCGAGTCCCACCACTGGATCGACGACGTAATAGTCCAGTGGCCCGGAGGTTTACCTTCTGGCTGCTATGGAACGAACCAAATCGACTCGGTGGCGAACCTTGTGGTCCTTGTGCGATCCTTTCAGACTGCACTATCGGACCGGGAGATAGCCGAGGAGGTGTACATGGTCACTCACGGCGACGACAACATCGTCAGCGTAACGGACCGTGTGGCTGCGTTAGTGACTCCAAAGGCCATCGAAGCCTACGGAAAGTCTATTGGCATGACATACACCAGTGCCGACAAAGCCGAAATTACCGGATACAAACCTATCTCCGGCATCTCCTTCCTGAAACGAACCTTCGTCCAACTTAAAGGTCACCCAGGCATTTGGCTCGCTCCCCTTGAGATCGACTCCATCAGATCTTCCGTTCAATGGACCCGGAGAGGAGTGTGCATCCAAGACTACGCCCGAACTATTGAGTCTGCACTTGAAGAACTTGAACTCCACCAAGGCAAGCTATCGAGGATACCCAAACCATCAAGCACCATGCTAACCTAGTCAACATCCG